AAACGGAAATCATTTTCCTTATTGGAATTGCGATGAATATATCGTTGGTTGCGATTGGGGCTATTCTCACTATGGTAGTATCTTAGTCTTAGGAAGAATCGGCGACAATTGGTATTTAGTCGAAGAACACGCTGAACAATACAAAGAAATTGATTATTGGGTTGATATAGCCCTGAACATTACCAACCGATATGGTTATATTCCGTTTTATTGCGATAGCGCCCGACCTGAACACGTTGACCGTTTTTCAAGGGAAGGAATAAACGCTATTAATGCTGACAAGTCTGTTATGAGTGGTATAGAACACGTTGCCAAGTTGATAAAATCAGATAATTTTTATATCATTAAGCATGACAAAGAGTTGCATATTTTGAAAGAATTATATGCTTACGCTTGGAATGAAAGCACGGGTTTGCCAATCAAAGAAAATGACGATTGCTTGGACGCTTTACGGTACGCATTGTATACTCATTGTTATAACCCGATTGAAATTAGTAACCAAAGTATTTTTAAATAATTAAATCAACTCATTTAAATCAATTTAAATAATTGACTCATTTAAATCAATTTAAATAATAATCTCAATTGAAATAATCTCAACCCGTTGAATAGCGAGTTGAAAAGGAGTGAATAACTTGACCGAACTGTTAAGTCTACCAATTGAACTAGTGCGAAAAACAAGCCCTTATAAAAATGTATTCGGTGCTGAAAAAGGTGTCCGCATGAACGATAGGGGAACATTTATCGCTGATAAATCATTAGAAATTGGTATAGACCAAATTAACGACTATATTAATTTACATCAAACATACCGTGTGCCGAAGTTGCTTGAAAGTCATTATATGTATTTAGGCGAGTATCCTATTACCTATAATGGAAGCGCAGAAATTATTCCCGAAGGTATGCCTGATAACCGTTTAGTAGTCAACTTTGCGAAGTATATTGTTGATACTTTTAATGGTTACTTTATCGGTATCCCCCCTAAGATTAGTGCTGATGATGATAAAGTAACCGAGTTAGTAAATGACTTTTTTGAAACAGCTGACCTATCCGACAACCTAGCTGAATTGTCTAAAATTTGTAGTATTTACGGGTACGGATACGCTTTTCTATATACTGATGAAAACGGGGAAATTCAATGCACTTATAACAGCCCCCTTGACATTATCATGGTTCACTCAGATACTATTGATGAAAGCCCACGGTTTGCAATCAGATATTATATTAATCATGATAATGAAACTTGTGGCGAATTGTATACACAAGATAGCAAGTTTGAGTTTAATATTCAGCAAAAAACCTTGAAAGAAGTTGAGTATTTTAATATTTTTAACGGACTTCCATTAATCGAGTTTGTCGAGAACGATTTCAGACAATCAATTTTTGAGCAAGTGAAAAATTTAATCAACCACTTCAACAAGGCATTATCAAGCAAGGCTAATGATATCGAGTATTTTGCCAATACCTACATGAAAATCATCGGTGCAAAAGTTGGAAGTAACGCAGTTACCACCATGCAGAAACAGCGTGTTATTAACGTCACGGGGCAAGGTTCAGACAAAGTATTAATCGACTTTATTACTAAGCCTGATAGCGATAACACACAAGAAAACTTGTTAGAACGATTGCAAAAACTTATCTTTGTCACTAGCATGGTAGCCAATACGACAGACGAAAACTTTGGCAATGCTAGTGGGGTGGCCCTTGAATTTAAGTTACAAAATATGCACAACCTAGCAATTGCCAAAGAACGCAAGTTTACAAGTGGACTAAAACAATTATTCAAACGTTTATTTAATACGCCACTTGTTCCTGTTAACGAACAAGCTTACAAGACTTTAAAATATAAGTTTACCTTGAATATTCCTAGAAACGTGTCCGAAGAAATCGAGAACGCTAAGAACCTTGAAGGCATTGTTTCTAAAGAAACGCAACTGAGTCAACTATCTTTTGTAACTAACCCACTTGACGAGTTAAAACAAATCGAGAAAGAAAAGGTTAGCGACTTTGACAGTTTCAACGAGTTGAGCAATGTTTCAATTGACAACCCTACGGGTGAAAGCATTTTGGATAACAGCGAAGAACAATAAAATGTGATATAATAGCGCTATCTAATAAACAGGTAGCGCTATTTTGATTAGGGAGTGGATAACATGGACAACATCGAACAATTCCTTGAACAGCATGGAAAAGTCATGCTAGTCAACGAACAGCGTAGGGAGAAGGTAGCTAACAAAATAACAAAGCAATTTAAAGAACTAGCGCAGTATTTGAACAAAGTGTTTACAGTGTGGTTCAATGAATACAGAGACGAAAATAACACGGTTGACATTACAACAGCACAAAAAGCGTTGACGGTTAGCGAACGAGCAACTATTTTACAGCACTTAAAACGATACGAGCGACCTAACTTTTACAACGGGTTGAGCCGTGAACAACAATTGGACTATACCAATTCTTACAACAAGATTATTCAAAAGGCAACTGAAAACAAGTTGAGTTACCTTGAAAGTATGATTGAAATTGAAATACTAGCCTTTTATACAGCCTTGAATATAAAGGTTGATGATACTTTAACAAATGAAATCGAACGGGAATACGACTATACAAGGCAGATAGTCAACGCAGAAAACCTTGAAACACCTGTTGAAACTATCAAAGAAAAGGTTGCGCCCGATAAAGATAAGTCATTGCTTAATCAACGAACGGTATTGTTGGCAACGATTTTATTACTTGTTAAGACAGCTTTAATTGCTAACAAGCCACGATTACAGACCACTAAACAAATGACTAAACAAGTAGCAAAAGCAAGTGCACAATTTACTAGCACGCTAAGAAGTACAATCGCAGATAGTCAAATAGAAGCGCAGAGACAAAGCTATCATGATTGCGATATAAAAAGATATTGCTTTGTAAGTGAAACTGAGATGTATAAGCATACTTCACTAGGTGGCAAAAGCACTGCCAAAGGTAAAAACCTTACGCCTTGTCCGATTTGCCAAGGGTTGAACGGACAAATATTTCATGTAAAGAATATGAAAAGGGGTAAAAATGCCCCGACAATGCACCCGAATTGTAGATGCTCTACCGTTCCCGTGATTGGTTAGCTGAAATATTTTTAAAAAAGTTTTTTTTTTTTCATTTTAACCAAGTTGACAACATACTGATATTGTTGTATATTTATAAAGTGATAACGTTATTTATAAGTATTTATTCACTTTGTGGCACATGAAACCACGTTAAAAACAAGGTTATTTAATTTGATAGTGGCACATGAACCACTTTAAAAACAAGGGGGACTAATCATGAATGAACAAGAAACATTGAATTTAGCTGAACAAGCTGTTCAAAATGCAACTTCTCAAACAGTTGAGCAAGAAACGCAACCCGTTGAAAATAGCGAAGTGGTTACGCCGAGCGAAAAACCAACGGAAAAAACATTCACGCAACAAGAAGTTGATGACATTGTAAAATCACGAATTGAACGAGAAATCAAAAAGCTTACAGCTAAAGCACAAGAGCCGAAAAAGTTAACTGAGATTAACGAAATCGAAACACTTAAAAACGAATTACAAGAAACACAAAAGGCATTGCAAGAGTTGACAACTCAACATATCAAGACTGAGTTGCGAGCAAAAGCAAGCGACATTTTAAATTCAAATGGTATTAAACCGAATGACAAAATGCTTGATATTTTGGTAGCAGATAATGCAGAAACAACTCATGACAATATCAAGGCTTTTACCGACTTACTCAAAACTCAAGCTGTTGATATTGTGAAAGTGCAAATGAAAGGGTCAACCCCTGTAAGTACAACCGCTAACGTAACTAAAACGGTTACAAAGGCTGAAATCATGGCAATCAAAGACGTGAACGAACGCCAAAAATTGATTGCCGAAAACTTACACTTATTCAAATAAAATAATAGGAGTGATTTATACATGGCAACTTCACCTACTTATCCTGAAACACCATTAGTTAAACAAGGGACTGTTACACCATCAGAAAACGGTTATAAAGCAACAGGTAATTCAATCGCCCGAATTCCCGAAATTGACTTTGTAGAACAATTTAATGAAAACATTAATAAATTATCAGAAGCGTTATCATTAACACGCAAATTATCATTATCCGAAGGTTCAATTGTACGCCGTTACAAATGGGATAAAACAAAGAATTTAGCTAGTGGAACTGTTGCCGAAGGTGATTTAATTCCGTTATCTGAAGTAGCTTTGAAAGAAGTCAAACCGATTGTTGTTGGGTTCAAGAAATACCGTAAACAAGTTACAGGCGAAGCAATTCAAATGTACGGTCAAAACATGGCTATCAATCAAACAGACGCTCAACTTGTTCAAATGATTCAAAGAGATTTACGCAAAACATTCTTTGACACTTTGAATACTGACGCAACTAAGAAAACTCAATCAATCGGTGCTGGTTTACATGGCGCTATTGCTGAAGTCAAAGGGCAGTTAGAAACTGTATTTGAAAACTACGGGGGCGCTGACAATATTATTGTCTTAGTAAACCCTATGGATATCGCTAAATACATCGGCACAGCTAACGTATCCTCTCAAACAGCGTTCGGACTTACTTATATTACGGGCTTTGTTGGTGGCGTGACTATTCTTTCATTCACCGATGTTCCACAAGGCAAAATTTACGCAACTGTTCCGAATAACTTAATCTTAGCTTATGCAAACGTGGGGGGCGCTGTTGGTTCAGCGTTTGATTTAACGAGTGACGCAACTGGACTTGTGGGAATTACTCATAAAGCTATTCCTGAGCGTTTTGCTTATGATACTGTTGCTATCACTGGGTTACAGTTATTAGCTGAAATTCCTGAAGGCGTTATTCAAATGACTATGCGGGATACTATCCCTGCATCACCTGGTGTGGGTGGATAATAGTAACCAATGAATTTTAAAAGTGGGAAGGGATAAATTCCCTTCTCATTTTTGTTACAAAAAAGGGAGTGTATAAGATGGCTTTAATTGACGAGATTAAAACTAGAAAAGGTATTACAACCGCAACCCTTGATAACTTAATTCAAGCATTGATAACAAACACACAAAATTATCTTACAACGGTTTATGGCGTTCCACCTGATAACCTGACAGATATTGATTTTATCACACAAGATATTGTTATTGAAAGATTGAACCGCATGGATAACGAAGGCTTTACGAGCGCTTCTCAAGATGGATATAGCTTTACCGTTGATTATGCTAGTGTTTTTGAAAAGTATACCGATATGATTAACGCTTATCTTGAAAGCAAAGGACTTGAAACATACGATAACACCAAGTTAGCGTTTATCGGTTATTAGGAAGGTGGTTCAAATGATGAAAGAATTTACCATTGTAAAGAACGGCGAGCGCGTTTTCGATAGAACACAAGGGAAATATGTTACTTCAAACCCAACAAAGACGCAAGGAATGGCTAAATTGAACTATCTTAATTTATCTAAGACAAGGGAAATATTCGGCGATATTGCAACGAATGTTATTGTTATTAGAAATCCATATCCTGATAGCGCTTTATCTTGGAATTTTGACTATATTGTAGTAGATGGCAAAACATACCGATTAATTAACCAAGCCAATTACAGCAACCAAAACGCAACCTATTACTTTAGCCAATCTAATGATACGGTGGTTTGATATGGGAATTAAAATGAGTGTATCGTCAATGGGTAGCAGACCATTTTCAAAGACTTACGACTATCTAAACATTGATGAAAGTATTATCCCCGAATTAAGAACTATTGTGAAAAACAACGGTGTGCAGCTTGTACAAGGGGCGCAAAAGAGAAGTCCAGTCGATACGGGGGCTTTGCGTAGGTCAATCAGATTATCCCTTGAAAACGGTAACTTGAAAGCAGTTGTCAAGACAAATGTGCCTTATGCTAAATTCGTCGAATATGGAACTATCAGACAAAAAGCGCAACCTTATATGCGTCCTAGTTTCCGAGTGCAGAAAGCAAAATTTATAAGGGATATTAAAAATGCTATCGGTGTCAAGAAAAAAGGGGGTTAAAATATGGGGGGAAGTGCTAGTGCAGTATATACACTAATTAATAGTTATCTAGCTGATAGATTGCCTGATTTGTATGTTCAAGTTGATGATGAAATAGCAACGTTCCCTTTTATAAGCGTAGGAGAAGTACAGCCAATCAAACAAGAAAGTAAGCATTTTGAGCATTACGAAATAACGCAGACTATCAGAATTTATCATAATGATATAAATGAACGTGTTACCCTTGAAAACATTATCCACAAAATGATAACCGAGTTAGAAAATGGTAGTTATTTTGTCAACGGGTGGCAATTAGATTTACTAAATTGCAACTATGATATAAGTGTTGAAATAGATACAAGTACACAAAAATATTTAAGATTATTTTGCGAGTTGACTTTCAAAGGGTTATTAGTTGACTAGTTGTTAAGCGAGTTGAGCAGTACAAAGCAAAGTTTAATCAAGTATGTTATAATACGGTTGTACGAACAACCTAAAAGGAGTGATGAAATCAATGGCAACTACTAAAGAAGCCTTAATGGGTAAAAATACAGTATTGTTATTCCGATTACTAAAAGAACAAGGTACACAATCCGCAGTAAAATTGGCGTTTCAGACCGAACATGAATTAACTGAAAGCCGTGACACAGATACAACGGCGACAAAAGACGGCAACATTGTTACGCCGTCAGCATTAGAAACGTCCCTTGATTGTACATCAATCTTGGCTAAAGGGGACGAAACAGCCGATAAATTACGCCAAGCGTTACGAGATTATGAAAAGATTGAAATTTGGGAAGTTGATTTATCTACCAAAGGAACTAGTGGCGCAGACGCTAACAAGTATAAAGCTATGTATTATCAAGGTTATGTTTCAGAATGGTCAAAAAGTCCGAGCGCCGAAGATAGTATTGAGTTATCTTTAACATTTACAATTGAAGGCGTTGGGCAAAGTGGGTTTGTTACTTTAACACCTGAACAAGAAAATGTTGTTAAGTATGTATTCAAAGACGTAACACCAGTTTCAGAGTAATAATTGATAAAATTGCTAGGGTTTCCCCTAGCTTTTTTGTTCGCGTTGATTATTTATAAATGTTATGTTATAATCATATTAGCTATTGAAAAGGAGTGAAACTCATGTTATTAAATATCGGAAACAAAGAAACTGAATTGAATTTTGGAATTAGATTTACTTATGAATTGAACAAAAAATATAAACGTATTGAAAACGGCATTGAGTTAGGCTTTGGTTTACCAACGGTATATGTCAAATTGGAAGTTGGGGACTTAACCGCCTTAGTCGACATTATCTATTGCGCAACAAGAAACAGCAAATATAAACCAACCGAAGCGCAGATTGAAACATTCATTGACGAATGTACCGACATTGATGGCTTGATTGCTGAAATCTATGATGAATTATCTGAAAGTAACGCAACAAAAAAAGCGTTAGCGACATTGCGAGAAAGCCAAGAAAGCCCGAAGTAAGCTATATTGATGAGTACGAAAATCTCATTGAAATTGCTATGGTCAAGCTAGGGAAAACCTTGCGAGAAGCTGAGAACATGACTTTAAGAGAATTTTCTTACGAAATATACGCTTACGAAAAGCGCTATATTGAACAAGTCAAGTTGATTGATTTACAAGCTTGGCAGAACAAGCAAGTACAAGCCGAAAAGAAAAGGGGGAATAAACTTATCCCTTACTTTGATAGCTTTGAACAGTTTTCATTAGCTTATCGTATGGAAAATGAAAAACAAGAACAAGAAAACGATTTGACCTTGATTGAATTGTTGAAAAATGCTAATAAATAAAAAAGAAAGGCTATTATTGGGCTAGTAAATAGCTTGATAATAGCTTTTTTTATGTAAAGGGGGTTGGATAGATGGCAGAAAATACCGAACAAGTCACAGTATCCCTAGCCGTTGATTTAGGCAATTGGGGAAGTGGCTTTGCAAAGGCTAAAAACGATTTAGATAACTTTGAAGATAAGCTTAAACAGACAACGCAAAAGGCGAATAAGTTTGACTTTAGTAAGTTTTCGGATAGCGTAGGCAAGGTAACTAGCAAGGTATCTCAACACGCAAATCGAATAGGCAATACCTTTTTAACAGCAGGTTTAGCCATTAAGACAGCAACAGTTGGGGTTGTTGGTGCAGTTGGTGCAATGGGTACGAAAATTTTAGAAACTAGCGCAGATTTACAAGTGGTCGAAGCACAGTATTCTCAAGTGTTCCAAGGTATCGAAAAGCAAGCCAATGAAAGCATGGAAAACATGAGCAAAGCGTGGAATGTTGTTCCCGAACGTTTGAAAGCGCCTATGAGTGCTTTTCAATCATTCTTCAAGGCAACGGGACAAGATGCACCAAAAGCGCTGAAATCGACTGAAAAAGCCCTTACATTAGTAGCTGACGCAAGTGCCTTTTATGATAGAAGCTTAGAAGATACTCAAGAAAGCTTGAAAGGGTTCTTAATGGGTAACTATGAAAATGGGGACGCTATTGGGGTAAATACTAACCTTACAAAAATCGCGACAGCTTATAACAAGAAATATGGTGGTTCGTTTGAAGATTTATCTGATAGCGCTCAACAAGATTGGTTGCTCGAGTATATTCAAGACGTTTACAATGCTAGTGGGGTAACGGGACAGGCAACCCGTGAAAGTGCTAACTGGTCGAACGTGTTGGGGAACTTACAAGCTAAATTCAAAGGTTTAATCGGTTCAATCGGGAAAGGTTTTCTAACACCTGTTATTAATAACCTAAACAAACTGACGCCCGTTCTTGACGAAGTAGGGAAAAAGATACAAGACTTTTTTAACAGTGCAAAAGGCAAAGAAGTTATTGACAGCTTTTCAAAAGCTTTGGAAGTCCTTGTTAACGCTTTTATAAAAATGCTACAAGACGTCGATATTAACGCAATTGCCGATACGCTTAAGAAGTTTTTCGATGGCTTTACGAACGGCGATGTAGTAGGAACAATGCAAAGAATTGCTGACAGTATTTCCGATTTTGTTTCAAAAGCGATTGAATTGGCTAAAGTGATTATTCCACTTGTTCCCGTTTTAGTAAAACTAGCGCCTACCCTAATTAGTGTAGGCTTGGGATTTAAAGCAATCGGCGCTATTAGTACAGCAGTTGGTGCATTGACTAGCTTTGCGAGCGGTATTAGTATGGTTGTCAAAGCTGTTCAAGGTGGCGCTGTATTAACTAAAATATCTAGTGGCTTTACAGCCGTAGGTACAGCATTAGGTGCATTGAGCGCCCCCGTTGTAATTGCTATCGGCGCTGTTATAGGCTTAGTGGGTGCATTTTTAATAGCATATAACAAGAGCGAAGCATTTAGAACAAAAGTAAACGAAGTATTTAGTTTTATCGGTCAATTTATATTTCAAACATGGCAAAGTATTAAGGAAGTATCAGCAACAGTATGGAATGAAATAAGTACAACCGTTATGACAGCAGTTGACACGGTGGCTAGTTGGATACAAACCGTTTGGGGACAAATTAAAGAATTTTGGAATACCAACGGTCAAGAAATTTTAGCAGTTACTAGTACAATTTGGGAAGTTATCAAAACCGTTATTTCAACAGCTATGTCATTCCTTGTTGACGTTATCGGGAACGCTTGGGATACTATCAAAGGCGTAACAAGTGGTGCTTGGACAGTTATTTCAGGTTTGATTCAGGGCGCAATTGGTATTATAACAGGTATTATTCAAGTATTTGTTGGGGTATTTACAGGCAATTGGCGCAAAGCCTTTGACGGTGTAAAAAACATTGTTTCTAGTGGTTGGAACATGATAAAGTCAATGTTTAGTGGTGCCATGCAAGCGTTTGGTTCGATTGTTCAAGGTGGAATAAGCAACATTATTTCATTCTTCCGAGCTATGCCTAGTAAAATTGCGAACACCATTGGTTCGTTTGGGCAAACATTATTCAATAGTGGTGCTAAAATCGTGCAACAAATAGCGAACGGTATTAGAAGCGCTGTTCATACTGTTGAAAATGCAATCAGTAGTGTGACTTCAAAAATACGCCGATTTTTACCGTTTTCGCCAGCTAAAGAAGGACCTTTACGAGATTTGAACAAGTTGAATTTTGGAGGTACTATTTCAGAAGGTATTTACAACGGTAAAAAGGCAGTTACAAGGGCTATGGACTATCTGACAACTTTTCCACAATTAGACAATATCGGTACGCTTTCAATGCAATCTGATATTTCTAGTCAATTCAAAGGGCAGACCTTTAAAGGCGCTTTAGGAAGTAATAACACGGTAATTCAAACAGTTGTTACACTAGATGGTAAAGAGATAGCCCGAGCAAGCGCCCCGTATGCACAAACGGAGTTAGACTTGATCAATCAACGTAATAATAGGTTATATGGATATTAAAATACTTTCAACGGGTTGTGATAATTTTCAACCCGTTGACTAAAGGAGTGATTTTACTTGTATCAATTTAGGGATATAAACCAATCAAAGACCGACAACAAGCTTTCAAGCGAAAGTTTTACTTATGACGGAGTATACTTTGAAAACGTTATCGAAGGTTATAAGACCTTGAAAGTGACGGGGCGAGAAAGCTTTCAAAAAGAAATAAATAGTGAAGTTATCGGACAAGCTGACGGAGAATTTTATAACTATTCAAGGGTTGCAAAAAGAGATATTGCTATTACTTTTCAATTGAAGGCGAAAACACCTAATGACTTGATGAATAAATTTACTCAACTAAACAAGTTGCTGAAAAAGGATAATGCAAGGCTGATTTTTGCTGACGAAAACGACAAATATTTCAATGCGACCTTTGTACAAATGGAAAATGTAACAGAAGGAACGCTTATGCTTACGGGTACAATGTTGTTCACTTGTCTTGACCCTTACAAGTATGACGTAAACGCAAAGACCAAGACACTACCAACGGGACAAAACTTTATTGAAGTTACCAATGAAGGAACAGCGCCCACGTTTTTAGATGTTCGGGCTGAAATGTTATCTGATAATGGCTTTATCGGGGTTGTGACTGACGATAGATATTTTCAGCAAGGGAACCCTTATGAGAACGATTTGGCAAGTAGAACACGTTCAGAAACGTTATTAAATGCTAACCATTGGCAAGGTGGGACAACCACTATATCAGGGGTAACGCCACGGGTAAATAGCAATGCCTATTTGGGTAAAGCTTATCAGAATTTTTACGCTTTAAATCAACAACCTTATATTAAACATATGCCGGCAACCGACTATGCAACGCAACCGAATGGTCAAGGTATTATACACATGAAAGCAATGAACGTATTGACTATTCAAAATAACTTTAATGACAATGTAACGGGGGCACAAGAATATCAAGGGACGGGGTTGAGTTGGGAAATACCCGCGGATTCGCAAGGTGCAAAAGGCGCTGTAAATTTTAGACTTTTATTCGCGTTATGGTTTGAAACAGGTTTCATCACACAAGCATCTTATATACAAGTATCTTGTCTAGACGGGAACAACAATACGATGGCTAGTATCGAATTTGTGAAAGATACTATCAACAATAACAATGCTAACATGATTATCAAATATTACTCAACAGACCCTAGCTATTCAAGCAACTTGTTCAAGGAAGTTAGAAATATACCTTTTCAACCTACTTATTGGAATAACTTGACCAATGCTAAACTTTACGGTTATTCCATCGAAAAAAAAGGCGCTGATTTCACGGTTAATTATCCGACCGGAAGCGTTAGCTTTACAAGCAATAACTTCAAAGATGTACCTTGTAAACATATATCAGTATTTATCGGGCGAAAAGCGCCACTGAATAATGCCAATATGCTGACACATCGATACATTACCGATATGATTTTTATTAAAGATAACGTAAATTATACCGAAGATGTTCCGAACTTTTTTTACAACGGTTCGGTTTGGGAACTAGATAGTAGTAAGAACGAAACCCGAATAAACGGCACGCCGAATAATGTTATGCGAGATATTGGTTCACAACCTATTGTTATTCCAACGGGAACAAGTAAGGTATATTTTGGGGTTTCAAACTTTGCTACAATGCCGAATATCACTGTTTCATATCGGCAAAAATATTTATAAAATTCTTTGGGTGGGCTTTTACAGTCTACCTTTATTTGTGTTATAATATTAAGTATGAAATATAAAGGAGTGATTAAGAGAATGGCTCAAACATGGACTATCTCGAACAAAGATTATGTAATGTTAGCACAATTCACAAATGAAGATAGTAATTTTATCGCTAACGATGAGCATTTTATTTCAGTTGACACGCCTTCGAGTTACTATCAATTTGATTGTTTAATCAACCACGAATTGGCAAAATATATGGTAGTTGGTAATCATGTTATTTTAAGAGATAAAGAAGGCTTTGTTCACGACTTCACAATTAGAAAGGTTACAACCGATATAAATAATGTTCGTATGACCGTTTATGCTGAAAATGGTGGTATGGATTTAAATAACGAAAGCGCACAACCATTTACAGCGCCGAGCGAACAAAAATCGCTAGAATGGTATCTAACGCAAGCAGGGCAACCATTGTTCGATAGTCCTATTAAATTAGGGATAAACGAGCTATCTAATTTAAAACGTGTTATTTCTAATGACAGTAAGGAAACTAAACTATTACAGCGTTTAATAACAACTGTTAACGCATTTGATGGGGGAGAATACCGACTTTACGCTAAGTTAGCTAACAATAACACAACATTGCCCGTTTTGAATTTACAGCTTGACATTGTGAAAAAATTGGGTTCAGATATTTCTCAAACATTTTTAATTGACGATTACAATTTGAAAGAGTTAACAAATGAAACAAGTATCGTTGATTTAATTACAGCAGT